CAAACAAATGGCTGGGCTACGGTTGCTTTGGGCATTGCTGCCTCCGTTAGTAGTTTTGGATGTACCCGACCTGCAGAGGCATTACATGCACTGCAAAGCGTCTGCCTTCCTGCGGCGGCATTGGCGTCTCAGTCAAGAAACTAGCCGGCTGCCCTTTAGCCGATGCAAGGGAAACGTGGCGACCTGCAAACAAGCTTTTTACCGCTAGCCTGCCAGCACGCAATGGCGCTGCAAAGTTACGCTGCTGAGTTACGAGAGTTATATTCAGCGTGTATCGCTCGCGCAGGCTTTCTGAACCGATTCGCTCAACCTCTTCTGTTTGACCAGGCTGAATGATGATGAAGTTATCCGGCAAGTCTGGGTCCTCTGAGTCAATCACTCGCATGACTGAATCCTCAAACACTAACCCGCCGAACTCTGGCACAGCGGCCAGCTTTGCGATCACCTCATTGAGCAGAGCCGTTTGCATGTCGATCATTACGGCCTCACATAGAATGTAATCAGGTGGCTGTCGTCGTTGGCGATACCGTCAATGTAGAACTGACGTGCATCCAACAGAAAATAGCCTTTGCGGTCTACCTTCTGCAGGTCCGCATGGAGCACTGCAATAGTGCTCCAGCGGTCTATGCTGCCAGTCGTTTCATTGATTCGATCAGTACCGTGATCAACAATCGCAGTAAGACCAGCGTTTAATAGCTCGCCTTGGCTGCCATGGTAATCAACCAACTTGTCGCTCAATGCTTGCATGCCTACACGGTGCAGGCGCGCCAGCGACCGCGCATAACGAGTCACGTTAGTTACTCAGCAGTAAGTCGGCAAAGCCATCAGCAGAAGCTGTTACGAGCTTGCCGCAAGCAACAGCAGCCTCAGTAGCAGCAGCAACAACCTTGCCAGCTTTTAAGCCAACAGCGTCACCAGCCGCTAAAGTACCTGTAGTTTCCACAGACCAAACACCGTTAGTTCTAGCAGGGAACTTCTGTCCAGCCGCTGCATCTGCGATCGCAACAACGACAAGCGTGCCGATTGCGTAGATACCGCCTGATACAACACCACCAGTTGGAGCCGTCAGCTGTAAGACGTTACCGTCTTGTACGTAATTTTTAGCCATGATTCTGTACCTCTATTTCTGAATTAAAAAAGCCCCGGTTAAGGGGCTTATTGGTGGCTGATTACTTACCTGGCATCTTAACCATGGTGCGCCAGCTCAGCGGTGCAACACCGGCATCGATACGAACCTTGAACGCTGCACCATCTACGGTGAAGCCTTCTTGCTGCTCGATGTATGGCTGGTCGTTACCGTCCAAGTACGCCACTTCAATCGTGTCGTACATGCCAGAATCTGCAGTCATGAAGCTTGCGTTAACGCCCGTCGCATCTAGACGCGGATCAGAGATCACTTCAAGCATGCTGCGAATCGGGTTCGGAACCTTTGCATCGGCCAATGCTGGATCAAACTCAGCAAGCAGCAGCGCCTTGGCTGTGGCTTCGTTTGCTACGGAAGTCAGCAAGTGCTTAGGACGAATATCTAAAGTAGCGTTTGCGTCTTTCTGTAAGCGCATTTTTGTCATTGCCGCGCTAATGGCCGCAATCGACAGATCAGCACCGGTTGCTAAGTTGTTGTGATCAGCATGGAACAGCGCTTTGTTGTCCGACATTTTTGGATTGCTGGTCAGTACTGCATAAACCAAGTCACCGATTGAGCGGATGGCTGCGCGACCCATGATCTTAGGGATGCGGGTTAATGCACTCAGATCATCGTTAATGATGGCTTGGCGGGTGATGCTGAACAACTTACCGTAAGTGGCAAGCATGATCTTTTCGCCGTTATCACCAACAGAGCCGTACTTGTATTCAGCGCCTTCTGGTACGCGATCAAGTGACGGGAAAGTGCTCAGATCAACACGTGACGCCTCACGGAAGTCTGTCAGAACACCTTTTGAGGTCCACTGTTGGAACGTTTCTTGCGCTTCTTCGTAGCCTTTCAGCATTGATTTGTGCGCAACATCAGCAAGCAAGTTGCCAAAATCGCTAGTTGAGTGGGTGAATGCCAGACCAACAATACCCATGCGGTCCATACCAGCAATACCAACACCACGCTGAGCTAATGACGCGCGCGCCATTTCCATCAATGTGTAGCCGTTGAATGCGTTATCTTTTTCGATAGCGCTAATTGCTGCGCGTGACTCGATGGCGTTACGCAGTGAATCAGAGATGATCTGACCGTTGTCAACGTAAACATGGACGCCGCCTGTTGGCGTGGTTTGTGCACCAAGTGCTTTAAGCAGCTTGTCTTTTGCTGTACTGGCGTCAACGTTCATGTCGAGCATGCACTCTGACATGAGCGTTGAGTGGTGATCAAAGCCTGCAAACACTGCTTGAATGGCGGTGCGACGGGCTGATTCATCAGCTTGTAACTGAGCCTTGATTGCTGCCATGTCAACCTGCGCAGCTGGTTGTGCGGGTGCTGGCTGCGGAGCCGCTTGTGGTGCTGCAGCAACTGGCGCGGCTGCGGTTGGCGCAGGCGCTGCCGCTTGAGGCGCGCTTGCTTTTGGTGCGAGTAAGGTCTTAAGTGCTTCTGGCATGTTGGCGAACTCCTGCATGCGTTGTGATTGTAGCGAGGCTACGGCTTTGAGTGTTTCTGTTAGTTGATCTGCAAAACCTGCTTGAACAGCCTCTGCACCGGTGTACCAAGTTTCGCTTTTCAGCAGAGCCTTGATTTCGTCTTCTGACTTACCTGATTTTTTAACGTAGGCCGATGTAAGCGAGCCTTCTACTTTGTCGAGCAGGTCAGCGTATTGGCGCATGTCATCAGCGTCACCGCCTTGAATACCCCAAGGTTTGTGGATCATCATCATGGCGTTTTCTGGCATGTGGATAACATCCGCTGCCATGGCGATGACTGAGGCCATGCTTGCCGCCAGTCCATCGATGTGCGCGTGCACAACGGCAGGGTGGTTTTTGAGCAGGTTGTAAATGGCCATGCCTTCAAACACATCACCGCCTGGTGAGTGAATGCGCACATCGATGTGCTTAATATCGCCAAGTGCTTTTATGTCTTGGGCAAACTGGCGTGCGGTAACACCCCAGCCGCCGATTTCGTCATACAGCCAAACTTCGGCTGAGTTATTGGCTTTCGCGTTAATGCTGTACCAGCTCTGATTAAGTGCTTGCACCGCCGCTTTCGGGTTCATCAAAGTTGCGTTTATCTTGTGCACTTTGGTTTTCCTCTTTTGCGTAATATTTGTGGAATGCGTCAGAACTGAAGACCAGCCCCTTTTCGCGGTTGGTTTTTACTTCTGCCTCGCGTGCCTTTTTTAGCTCTTGCGGATTACGTCCACGGGCTCGCGCTACTTCAGCCTCATCAGCAAAGCCCGACTGCACTAAGATTTCCCATGCATCGGCTTCTTTACGCGGATCAATCCACGGCATTACTGGACCCTGATACACGGCGCTGAATACGCTGGCTGGATCCACATCAACAGGAACATCGATCTCACCGGATGCAATGGCCATTGCAAGCCATGCTCGGTAAACAGGTCTGCACCAGTAATCAATGAACTCATGCTGCAGCAAGTCGTAACCAAGCTGGGCTTCAACCAGCTCTTGGCGCTGGGCGCTGTAAGTGCCGTTGTAGTTACGAGCAATGGTTGAGTAGGCAATGCGCGTTGAAGCTGCAATTGCGCGTAACTGGCCATTGCGGAACGATTCAAGAAAGGTGTTGGGACGATTGCTTTCAATCATGCCGACTTCTTCACCTGGCTCTAATGTGTCGAAGACCATGCCGGGCGCAATCTGGAATGTGCGATCCTTCTGCGTTGCGCCCGGCTGAGGTGCAATAAACGAATCTGAATTACCTTTTTTGATATACATCGCAAGGGCCGCACTGATTCGCGCTGCTACTCGCTCACTTTCTTCATAGTCTTTAATTTCAGCTAATCGAACCAAAGAAGCGTGCAGTAATGGCACGCCTCGGTTTTGGCCGATGCGTTTACGGTTAGCAATAAAGACTATGTTTTCAGCAGCAACCGCCTTGGTTTTAGTCCAATAGCCTGCTGCATCTCCGGGGTGCTGCATATAAAGATGGTACTTAGTGACGCGGCGCCAGCTGTTGCGCTCGATGCCTTGTCGAATGCCCTTAGTTGGCTCGTTTAAATCAAACGGCAGGTAGTCTGGCTCAAGAATTTCTAGAGCAAACGGCACTTTGGTAAGGTGTTTGTAGTTTGCGACTTGCCCTTGCACTTTCTGCGCCAGCGCCTCGCCATCGCGTAACCATGTTCGGCAGATTAAGCGCTCCATTTGTGGGCGGGTTAATTCGCCAGCCGTTTCTGGTTTTAGCGACCATTCGGCCCATGCGCTTTTTATCTGTGCGGCCAGCTCAAGATGCACGTCACCGGCTAGGCTAATTGGCAACGGCTCAATACCGATACCAGCGCCACCGACCACGCGCTCTTCGAGGCGATCAAACAGGCCAGTTACGATGTCGTGGTTTTCATCCAAGTAACGTGACTGCTCGCGCAAGGACTTCCCTGCAATCTGCAGTGACATATCTGCGCTGTTTTTCTGGCCCTTTGGCTTAAATGTGCGGGTAGGCTTGGCCGCTTCGTAGGCTTTGATAACGTTGCGAGCACCCATGCGATTAGCTACCCATTGAGGCGCAAACGGCTCAAGGACTTTATCTATAAGGCTCATGGCATCTCCGCTAATGAATAACCAGAATTACCGCCACGGGCACGAACAGCTTCAGCAGCAACACGACGCTCCCACTCTTTGCGGCCTTCGCGGATCTGTCCTAAGTTCTCCATCGTCAGCGTTCTACCACCAAACTGAATTGCCTTACCGTCCAGCACCGCCATTTCTGCATCGATGTAACGTTCAACCATTGTCTCTGCTTGTGTTTTTACAGCCATGTGCCTTCTCCAAGGTTTAACCAGCCGCCTGCAGCTGGTTGCTGGCTTTGCTGTTTCTGTTCTGGTTGTTGGTCTTCTGGTTTGCTATCTGCAAGTCGAGCTCGCTCCAAAGCATCAAGGTCGATACCGAAACGCTGCTGGCTTATGCGTAGTGCTGCAATTGCGTAAACAAGGCAGTCGAGCGCTTCGTTTCGTCTGCCACCTGCGTGCCAGCGGTAAACGCGCTTGCCTTTAACGATTTGCATCACTTTGGCCTCTGCAGTGAGCTGCTTAACTTCATCTTCATCACAAAGAAGATCGTTAGCCGGCAAGTGAATAAAGCCAGGCAGCGATTCGTTAGGTGTGAAAGGCATCTTCAATCGGCCATAGATAAGTTCTTTGGCGTTATCTGTACCGACCATCGTCAAGTAAACCCTGCTGCCTGACTTGCGCTTGTTTGGGAATGTTGCGATAGGTCGTCCGTAGACTGACTCACCCTTGATCGGGATCACCCACGTAACACCAAGCGCACGAGACTCAGCATAAACCTCATCTGTGTAGTGTCCGCCTGAGTCCCAGCACCATCGCCCGACAGCCATTTGCTGGCCATTTGGTTTGGCGTACTGCAGCCTGCATCGCTCACGCACTTTCTTGCGAAGCTCTTCACTGGCCGGATCACCGGTCAGCACCCACTTATCAACGAGCCACTTTTCTTCACCGACGCCAAATGCCCAAACACGACCCTCGTAACGGTCATCCTGTGTATCGATACCGCCAGTTAAGAACAGTGCTCGCTCTGGGACCTTGGGATAAATCTCGCGGCGGCCATAGAGTGTTTCCCACTCCACTTTCTCGCCTTGATCTTCTTCCCACGTTTCACCAAGCGTGGTGTTGGTAAAAGTCTTTAACTTGTCTCGATCTGTCTGAACTTTCAGGAAATCAACAGCAATGCGGCCCCATGTTGTAAACGGACTGTATGCCGTCCAAATATGGAAGCTAAGAGACTCTGGCGTTGGGATTGGCTGATTGTCTTTATCGTAGAACTCAAACGAGTCGCGCGTCCAAATCCCTGTTTTCTCGCAAATGTAGCGGCCTTTTGATTGCTGCTCTTGCATCTCATGCTGCTGTACTACGCAAGCGTTATGCTCGCAGACGTACCAAGCACCAAGCGGATTATCTGTGTCCCACTTAATGCCGAAGTCGCAATCTTTACCGCCCCACTTCAAGCTTTGTTCTTCACCGCAATGTGGGCATGGAACGTTGAGTCTTAACAAGTGGCCGGACTCATCAGCAGCAGAGCTAATCTGGCAGCGTAAATCTTCACCACGGTTTGTCTTTGGCGTACTGCCTCGCACCGACTTAGGGAACGCAGAGCCTTCAATACGCTTATCGCCGAGAAAGGTTGGGTTACCCTCGCCTTCAACGTCCTGATCAAAAGCTGCAAGCTCATCGTAAATCACAGTGTCTGCGGACAGCTCACGATAGTTCTTAGCTGCGGCACCACCTCGGCACCAGAGCTGCTTGCCGTGACTAAAGCGCTTAGTGTCCAGCGTGCTATCTGGGTGCTTCGATCCGTACCAAGGCGCAAGCGCACGAACTAATGGAACGTCGCGGATCATGGTTTGAATCTGCGACTTCATAAAGCCGTTAGCGCTGCCATCGGTCGGAACTAAAAACAGAATGTTTCTGCGCTTGTGCTGGATCTGATAACCAGCCGCAGCAAGCAGCATCTTTGAATAGCCGACACGTGCTGACTTGATGATGTTGACCGTTCTGATCTGGTCATTACCGATGGCATTCAACAAGGCCACTTGAAACGGCAATGTTTCCCAGCGCCCCTCTTGGTATGACGATTCACTGGATAGATAGAAGTGTTCGTCTGCCCACTCGACGGGTGTTAAAGGCGGTTGTTTGTATAGCGAGGCAAGCCCCGCTTCGATAGCAGCGGCGATTGACTCACTCTGTGCTATCGAGATACTCATCAATTAACTCCGGCAAAATGCTCGCAAACTTGGCGCAAGCGTTCCGAATTTTTGTTGCCTCCCGCTCTAGGGTTTCAATGTGTCGCGGCTCAAGCTCGGGATGCCGGCGGCGCACAACCATCGGCAGCGTATCGAGTGTCGAGCTAATTTCTGGTACCAGCTTTGAGAGTGAGAAATGTATAAAGCCAGCTGGAATCAGGATGCGGCGTGATACTTCGTTTTTCAGTTCTTGTGCTTCAGCCTGGGCAGACGTAAGCCGCAGTCGCTCTTGCGTAAGCTTCTGCTCAGCAAGTGGGTCGATTACATCACCGAGTTGCGGTTTGGCTTCTGCTTTGCGCAGACGGTTATCAAGCACTGATCGAGCATCGAAGAACGCCTCACGGCCAATTCTTGAAACTGGCTCAACGCCCCATTTATCAAAGGCTTGCGTAGAAATACCAAGGCTGTCGGCCATCTCTGACTTGTTCAGCCAGCCGCGCTGCTTTTCTGGTTTAGTTTTAGCCATAAGGAAACAACAACCAACCCTGTAAAATTCTCATAAGTAGCTATCGGCCGGGCTGGAATCACCCTCGGGCGGGGGTGGGGGCTGGGAGTACCTTGAGAATATTTGTTGATAGGAATTATTCGCATTAACGCATAAGGTAGGGCAGCGCACTGGTTACGACAGCAGCTTAACCACTGCCGCATCGATGTTTGTCAGGAGGTTTTCATCGGCTACACGCTCAACCACCGCGCTATAGTCCAGGCGCTTCGAGTAGCTAGGCTTACTTGTGAACACCAGTACAACCTTGATGCTCTTGCCTGTTCGCTCCGCGATTCCTATGGGTATTCCACCGCGATGCAAGATAAAGAATGGTTCGCGATCACCTTCACTATGTCGACGACTTCGACCGTGCGTCTTAAGCCTACGCATACCCCAAAGGATTTGAATGATGTGACTGTTCGCCATGTTTCCGTATGCATCGATCTTGGCACCCTTACCGGGCACGGTATACATACCCGCTGGCAGTACGCCCAACGCTCGCAGCTTCTCTTCACTGTCCTTAAGCTTTCGCTCACCACCAAACACTTGCGGCTCTAACCAGTCAGTAGGCGATTGGTTCTTGCCGCCTGCCATATCCTTAACAAACACAGCACCTTCCGGATCACCCGCTGGCCGGGCAACATCGACCGCTATGGCATTCAAAGTAAACGGCGTAGGGCTTGTGAATACGGACTGCATCTCTTGTTTAAGCGCAATACGAGACTGGTTGGATGTATGGTTGATTGCATCAGCGAGAGCCTTGGGCGCTTCCTTACCCAGCCGATCAAGCACCTGTAGCACTTCATCCAGACCAGTTACGTCAGCCATTGCCAAACCTTCGATTAGCCCAGCGCTCAATGAACTCACGCGCCTTATCGATACCAATCAAACCGATAAAGATTGACGCGCCCCACGACCAACCTTCGTTGATCTCCATGGCCTGAAGACCTTTAGCGGTCATCATGATAACGATAGTGCCAAGCGTTGCTTCAAGCAGTTCGGCTTTCCATGTGCGGCCATTGCTGTATAGCTGAATACGCATATAGCTAATAATAAAAGTCATCATCATGATCAACCCGTATTCCCGCAGGGTTGCGACGACGCCAGCCCAGAAACTCAGATCTTTATCAGGCATGGTCCGCATCTCTTAACCCCACGGGGCAAATAGTAGGCAATAAAAAACCCCAGACCAATTGCTTGGCTGGGGTTACTGTATGTCTCATGCACACGTAAAAATCGCATGATGGGTATATATTCGGCCACTCGGCCACTCATGTCAACTACTTACCGCTTTGCTATACATATAGTCATGAGTTAGCGGTAAGAGCCCTTCGCTGCCAAGTATGTCTTCAGCGCAGGCAAGCGCTTCATTCTCGATATCGCTTAGCGCTCTGAAGATATCACCGCGCCACCGTCTGCGCGTACGCTCCGACCTTGCCTCTGTATCCCAAGCATTCATGTCATAGCAGCGATCAGGCAACACCAGCACTGAATCATCACGCTTACCATCGACACCTTTAAGCTTTGGTATTGCCCACGCATAAACCGCATACGACAAGAACAGCCTAGGTGCTGGCGTGACTACCATCGCAGTCAGCTTGCCCGCGGCCTGCACCTTGCGGCCTTTGTGGGTTGAATACTTAGCAACTAAAACATTCCAATGCCTGGGCGATAGCTGCGCATGCAGTCGGGCATGCGCCCAGCAATCAAGCAGAGCTCTATCGTCAGCGCTCACACCACCACCAGCTGGCCGCACATCATCACCAGCTAAGCGCTGCCATGCCTGCTTGCTCGTATTATCAATACACTCAGCAGCCAGTACCGACACAACGGCGCTCAAAACGTTACGGTAAATCATTGAGCGCGCTCCTGAATAGTTACCCTGACCGCCCCATCTTCGACTGGATCGCACACCTCGAAGCTGGTAACGAACTTATTATCATCAACGCCAAGTGCGTCAGCCACGCCATCACGGCCAGCCTTGAACGATGCCAGCATGTTGTCATCATCCCGACGGCGCTTGTCCGGCGGAAAGAACTCAAGAGAGAAGACCATTTTCCCGCCACTAGCAGAATGGTAATCACTCGACTGGACCGCATTCTTAGTAAGGACGTAACACATATTGCGATACAGCCGAGCAGCACGGCTCTTGCGCGACCAGTGCAGGCGCTTGTTTGGGTTTAACTGGTGAGGTGGCCAAGGCAAATTAACGACGATCAATGTGCTGCTCCTTATCAATTTTTATTACAGCGACAACTTCTTCACGACTACCAACATAAGCAAACGCCGCTCTCGCACCTGGCGCGGTAACCATGTACCGTTCAGCGCTACCAACAAAGCAGCGAGCGACCGTATACCTGCACTCAGTCACCCAGCAGTTCTCAACCTTGTCGCCGTCACGATTTACTTGCTGCTTCCACTTTATTCCAGTCATGCCAATCCCAATCAATCGCCAGTAAAGTTCGAGCCGCCAGCACCGCGACCGTTGTTTCCGTAGTAAGCGCGATCAGGTCCAGTCGTCAATGGCTTGCCGTTCAAGACAACTAATGCCATAGCCAATGCCACCCGTGTCGCGTGAAGTTCATCACTGAGCGATTGGGCACTAACAATAGATCCACAGATAGACTGGTAGCGCATACCGAGACAGCTAGGGCAACAAACATGCTGCACAGCCCCCCATACCTCTCCCTCTCCGCGACAGGTTTCGCACTTCTTTACATGCTTCGGTGGCTTCATTTCTGCTCGTTTCATTGATTTATAGCCTCTCTTATTACTAATGCTGATTTGTTCGCAATCCCGCATAGACTGCGCGTAACGCTAAAACCTTATGACTTAATTTATCGCCTCTATACCGCCGTGAATCTTTCCGAAACCGCACTCATCGAGCCTTGCATGCCACCGAGTTAACGCATCCATCTTTAGGTTTTCAGCGCTGGTGTTGATATACGTTTCAGCACTAAAGCCAACGGCATGGTTAAGCAGCATTTCGCCAATCAGGTAATCAACACCGATCTCCACCCAACCCGTTCTTGCCAGCTTGCGTAAGTCGTGACTGCTCCAATTTCCACCACTGATCCATCTAAACCCTGCAAATGCTGTTGCCTCACTCATGGCCTTCCCTGTCATGCGGTCAGTGAACAATGAATCACTCTCACGGCCTCGAAGCTTTAATTCTTCCCGGTAGATACGCAGCAACGAGCACACCTGTTCAGTCAAAGGCAGAACGTGTTCTGATCGTGTCTTAGTGTTCTCTGAGGGGATTACCCATACTCGCTGAGAAAGGCAGATATGGCGCCATTTAGCATTGCGGGTTTCGCCGATCCTTGTGCCATGACAGAGCATCATCAAAGCCATCATTCCATGCTCTATACGCTCGCCAAAACAAACGGATAAGCGCTCGATCAAGCTTTCAAGGTCAAGCATTCGCAGGCGTGACGCTTTCGGCATGATCTCGGCTTCAATAAAATCAGTAAATTTAAACCCATCCATAGGATTGCTAGCCATAATTTCTAAGCGTTCAGACTGTGCAAATGCCATTTGCAAGACACGAAACACTGCGCGTACATAGCTTGTCGATAACTCTTCTTGCATTGGCCACATCATTTGCTCATCGATTGCCTCAAGCGAAACATCACTGATTCGCATACCTGCAATACGCGGCATCAGCTGCACATCGATCATTGAGCGAACCCCAGCCTTACGCTTCGCCGTCAAGCTGCGATTCTTGGCCACTCGATCACCGTACCAGCGCAACAGATCACCGACCGTCACAAACCGATCAACCGCAACAGCACTGCCGCCAGCTAGTCGCTCGCGAGCATCTTGCAGTAATTGCAGAGCAACCCGTGACGGTATCTGTGGCCACTCTGCGAACTTTTGCCACTTTGAGTTATGACGCAGATACCAGCTGCCGCGACCTCGGTCACTGGTCGCGTACTGAAAGCGCAGGTCAGGATTACGAGCGCAGCGGATGCGGTAAGGACCATCTTGGCCGGAATTGCGCTTTATTTCAGCGTCACTTAATGCCGTAACTGTAATAGTGCTACTCATAACCACCTCTGGCTTCTTGCTGGTGGCGGCGATGGTGGCGATGGAGACTTAGGCTTACTGACTTCCTCAAAAGTCGCGCAGATACCTGGCCCAACCCAAACCCAGTACGAAAACAGTCCGCACCCGCCGCACTCGGCTGCAAAGTCGATCTCTGGGTTTTCAGCGTTTCCAACCCAAGCCCACCCGCCGTGCTCTGATTGCCACTTATCGCAGTGCGGGCACTTCTGACCTGACTTCGATGACTTCAGTCTGGAAGCACATGGCCGGCAGCGTCCAATCCAGATCATCACGAAAGCCAAATACGCCAACGCAAACCAAACAAACGGGTCATTTAAAAAGCTCATCGTCTCTCACCTCTATGCTCAGGCTGGCCGCGCTTCACCGTGCCATCGATCATCACAACCCGGTGATCAGCCCCAAGCGCCATGTAGGTGCAATCCTTGCGTTTCTGCACCACCCTGAAACCTTGCCGCTTCAGATCATTCACTCGAACGGTCATCATGGATTTGCTCCTGCTCGTTTTTTAAGATTGGCCAGCGCAGCGTTTCCCGCTTCAAAATTGCGCGGTAGGGTCGGTGCAGACGGCAGTGCTTTAGGAATTTCACGAAGCGGCTCACCGCGTATGATCATGTCCACAGTGATTGCGTAAGCTCGCTCAAAAGCTGGGCGTGACCTGCTCTCTGCCTGACGCGCGAGCAGGTACAAACCTGTTTCGCATGCTGCATGCCATACCGCCGGATGCAAACGGCTTGAGTCAGCAGCGGGATGTGATGCAGCACAGGCCTGCAGGTACGCACGCTCAACAGACGGCAAGCCCATGTTTTCAGGCGAGGGTCGGCACCAGTTCAAAAACTCACCGACCGATGGCATGAATGGATTTCCGTTTGCGCGGCAACGCTCAATGCCATAACGGATCTGCTCGATACTGCACATGCCAGCCGATGTGAAAGCCTTGGTCCATGAGCGTTTAGCGTTATTTTCAGACTCGACATTAGGCCAAGCAGAGCGCCATGCTGGGTGAATTGCCTTGAGCTCAGCGAACAACGCATTCACAACCTGGGCAGACGCTGGGTCAATCAACGGCTTAGGCTGCGCTGGCTCAATGGCGTACTCAGATGGGTTTACGAAAACCTTGTTAACGACTTGATTGATTGATTTCATAGAGCTGATCCACCCGCAAAGATCCAAGAGATATCGTTTGGATCAGCCTGCTCGACCTGCTTGCCTGACTTTGCAGACCACGCTTGATTGCGCTTAACCCAGCTAATCAACGAGGCAAGCCATTGGGCGCTTGATGCTGAACGACCGGATGCTTCGTAGTGGATTTTGAACTCACCGATAACCTCATCGGTAAATGACTCGATTTTCACACCAGACATAACCGCTCGCGGCTTGAGCTGATTCATGTCCGGCTGCCAGTCAAGATTCATCGAAAAAGGAAGAGTATTTTGCTCGTGCTCTTTTTCTTTAATGGTTACTTGATGGTTTAAGGACGTATTGGGTGCATGTGGTGCACCCCGTTCTGTCGTCAGTTGCACCCCGTTCTGTTGTAGGTTGCACCCCGTCCTGTCGTCAGTTGCACCCCGTTCAATACTACGAGGTGCAACACGTGCACCCCGCTTAAGTGCTAAATCGTAGACAGTTGGACGGCGATCAGTGCGAGAAATATAGGCTGCTGCAATAGCTTGATTACCCTCTGAAATAAAACCGTTTTCTTTCAGTAGATCGAGCTTGTAACCGATGGTACGGATTGCCAACCCAGTATGCTGGCGAATGGTTTCCTTTGACGGGAAAGCCGCTCTACCGTCTTCTCCGGCGTAGTTGGCAAGCGTTATTAACACATGGCGTGCGGCTGGATCGTTTAACTCATCTAGCTCGATGCTCATAGCCCATGACATAGCCTGAATACTCATTGCGAGGCCTCCAGCTGGTACTGGCCCCACAGACCAGCAATCCAGCTGACGCCCTTTGCAGTGAACTTAGCCTGGTTAAATGCGTGATCGCCAGCCAAGCCAGCCTTGACCTCAAAACGACCTGCATCAATATGGTTTTGGCGTGGCATCCACTCACCGCCAAGGCGGTACATGATTTTGTTATCAGAAAGGAAAGCGCGAAACTCGAATTCATTGGCATTCAACAACTTAGCAACCTGCCGAAAGCCTTTGCTACCTGAGTCAGCCGCAACGTAACGCTCAACAAACGCAACAGCTGGCTTCTGGTACTCAATCATCTCTGCTTGCTGCGCCAGCGTTTGCTTTGTGATAAGCAGCTGCTGCAACACTTCAATTTCATTATTCGGGTTATAACCAAGCTTGTTGATCGACTCTAACTCTTGGAGTCGCTCAAGAACTTTCATGCGTAACGGTATGCTGTAACCAGTCAATAGGCACTCAACGTGCAAACGCTCAAGAACGAACTCTGACTGCTCACGGTTTTGAGCGTCAAAATAGGTTCGTCCAAAATTGGACTCATCTAAATCGAGCTCAGTTAGCATGGTTTTAATATCGCGGCGCACATGCTGATGCTGCTTACCAGTGAGCTCTGCGATTTCACGACTACTCATAGTCGCGCCAGCTTGGTTATTGATTACTAAAGCTTGATTGTGCATACTTAGACCTCTCGTTGTACTAAGCCCCGAACGATTCGCGTCTCTCGGGGCTTTTTTATGTCTGAAATTCACTGTTTATCTATCTAGTGCTAATGCGGATCTTTCGGATCGGCAGCAAAACTCTTAATCTTCTTCTAACGATGCAGTGCAGGACTTATTGAAGCCGTGCACTCATCTGGGAATACATCGTCAAAGCACTCGTTTGCACCCAACTCGTTTAGTGCAGCAACAATCTGCCGGGCATCCGATAGCTTTAATGGTCGCTTCCCACCTTCGTAGTTCGATAAGCGCGACTGCCGCCAGTTGAGTTTTTTATAAAGCTCAACCTGCGTGATTCCTGCGCGCTCCCTGACGATGGCGATTCTGTTCATCAAGTACTCCTGTTAATTTAAAAAGGAGAATAAACACATTACGTGTTAAAGGCAATCACGAAAAGTGAAAGAACTAAACACGCAGCGTGGTTATTATGGAATTATGAAAACATTAGCATCGCGTATAGCTCATTACAGAACACTGGCAGGCATGTCCCAGGGACAGCTGGCAGCCGCATGCGGCTGGGCCTCACAGTCCAGAGTTGGAAATTACGAGGCAGGCTCAAGAGAGCCAAAGATTGAAGACATCAATAAAATTGCAAAGGCGCTATCAATAAAGCCTGAGCAGCTTTTACTGTCGAGCTATCAACCAGAAGAGCCTGGCGTAAAAACTCCTAACTCGTATGACTACGCGCTAATTCGCCAATACTCAGCTGTTGGTGAGTGCGGTAACGGTTATTTGAACGATCATGTTGAGCTCAGCGAGGGCTTAGCATTCAAGCGCGACTGGTTGTCACGCATCGGTGCGAAAGCCGAGAACCTTGCTGTTATCTACGCATCAGGCAGCAGTATGGAGCCGTACATCTTTGACGGTGACGTGGTTCTGTTTGATACCGCTGACACACAGCCAAAGCATGGCCAAGTCTATGTTGTGCGCAGGCCAGACTGCAGCGTAAGCATTAAGCGTCTGGTTCAGCAGCTGAGTGGCGACTGGGTAATTAAAAGCGACAACCCTGATCGCTCAGAAGAAAAGGTAAGCGCGGAAACAATTCACGAGCTGCCATTTGTGGGGCGCGTTATTTGGCGCGGTGGGAATATTTCATAATTTCACTTTAGCCTTGAGCAGCCTGCTTAAGTACGCATACCGGGTTGGTTTTTTTATTGGTCGACTGTATGCAGGAAGAATGGACTGAACGCTATGTAGGCATTTCATCCAAGGATAAAAACATTAGGGATGCTCAGTATGGAATATTTTTTTGCACTTATCGTGATAGCAGTTATTTACACTTATATCCGATCCCAAGGCAGAGCGAAAATGGAAAGAGAGCAAGCAGCACGCAAATCAGAAATAGCTAGGCTAGGATTTTTAGCTCAAAGCTATTCCGACCGCATGAGCAGCGTTAAAACTCCCGCAGCTCAAGTTAATAATGCGCAAAAAGCTCTTAGTGTTTTGCATGAAGCTGGTGAGTACCAAGAATGCCGAGAAGTCATAAAGAATTATGACGAAATAGTTGGGAGGCTAGACGCCATCATAAGAGTCGCTCCTGTCATTGCTGCAATGGATAGAGCTTACAAACATAAATTTAAAGGAAGTCAGAAGTCAGAGCTCAACGCTCTGCTTGACGCTTTATACGAAATTCGTAAAAACAATGTGAATAATGCTGACATCCTTAGCTCAGGCATGATGCCAGATGGAACTGGAGAGATTGTGCAGATCGAAAACATTGAGCGTAGATGCAGAGAGCTAGGCTGGGGCCAGGAAGCAGCAGCCCAATCAAGATAGTTAGCACGGACAAGCCTGTGCCCGAAGCGTTGTCTCACGAAATATCGATCCTTAGTCGCGTGATTTGGCGCGGCGGGAATATTTCACAATATCACATCGATCTCAAATTTTTGCTAAAGCATGCATGCTGAGCTGGATATTTTAGTGGCCAAAAGCACGTGCTAAGCGATGTATAAGAGCAATCATCTGTCGTTATGCCGACTAGGGATTTAAAAATATGAATATGGAACAGATGGTTGTAAAAAATGAAGCGCAGGCTTGGCAGTTACTGGAGGAAGCGCTACTGCAACATGATAGTTTTGGTATTCAGTTGCGCTTTGATGCTTGGCCAACGTTCAAAATAACCTTGGAAGGGGAGGACTTTCACGGAACGATCCCAACCAGGGTGATGCCGCCAATTTTGGAGCTGCAAAAAAATATCCATCGTGCATACTGTAAAGCGAAATACAATACGGACGACACCCGCAACTTAAAGGAAGATGAGCGCGAAGCACTTGAGCTGATCGTTGAGATTCACGAGGGATGCACTGATTTTATTGTCGATCTAGCCAAGGTATTGAACGAAATCGCTGAGACTACAAGTATGAATGGAACAGATATGGTTCTCTTATTGTTAGGGGCTGGAGTCCTATGGACGTCTCGGATTGCTTGGAAAGACTGGCTCATAGCGCAAGAAAACAAGCACCATCAGTGCACAACAGTTCGTCTTTCAGAAGAAGAAACGAAGCGCGTAGAGCTGTTGCAAAAAACCACAGAAAAAGTAGCTGAAGTTGCCGAAACAGCAATACAGATGAATGAATTTCGCTCCAGCATGGTTAAGCGAATGAAAAACAAGGATGTGCTGCACAGTGACGATGAGGAAATCATCAACGGAGCGCACGCCAAAGTAGTTGCTTCCGAGCCAAGAGAAGTTGCGAAGGAAGTCCGACTGGACGGCGACTACCGGATTGACGAAGTAAAATTCCCAAAGGAGTTTGGTGGCGAATATCGATTCTTGATCACATCTATCGACAATCAGCGCAGTTTTTATGTGGTGGCAGCGCCTGCAGTGTTAAATGAGCAGCAAATTCAAGTCCTACAGGACAGCAGCTTCAAGGTTAGAACCGCTCGCATGCAGATAAACGGAAAAGAGCTGAGAGGGAACATCAATCGTGCTGATCTTGTCGGAATTGAGCTCGATCGGAACACGTAACCACCTGCCACTAAGCTAATTTACTGCCCGTTTAATTTCTGAAAGCCGCCTACGGGCGGTTTTTTTATGCCTGCAATATGTGCGCTCCATCATCGTGACACCAGCACCATAACCGCCACAAAAAGAAGCGCCCTCTCGATTCAAACCTTCACATAAAAATAAACACACAAAATAAACACATTACGTGTTGACATTAAAAACACGATACGTGATTATTGGTTCCAAGAAACACAGTTCTTTAAAAACATACGCGATGAACGACTAACCCATCACTCGATGATGGCCTAGGTCACTCCCCGCTTGCTCGGTGGGAGGTCAGTAAACCGAGAAATAGAACGCTAAGCCTCTACGGCGACCGGCGATCAGATAGCTACGTAACAGCTACCAACGAGCAGAAAACTGCGCGGCTGACGATGTGTTGACTTAACTGGCGAATGACCCGCAACGCTTAGCGCCCCGCCCCCTACGGTTTAGCCAGGGAAACGTTTTACTGAAGCGCACTGAATTAGCAAACACGCAGTGCGCTTTGGAAAGCAAACGAAGATAAGCAGGAGCTAATCATGGACAGAATAACGATTGGAAACTGGACAACGACGGATGCACGGCATTCGTTATCACCACGCGAACTTGAAGCAACCTTGTACGCAGTGAATGACTTGTCAGTTAAAGAGATTGCCAGAGAGATGCACATCGAGGCCGGAACAGTTAAAGCGCGACTGGATAACGCACGCTGGAAGCTAGGTTTTCAGAAGACCTTGCGCGGCCTAGCAACTGAAGTAATACGTCGCGGGATTGTAACGCCGCTATCAGTTCTTCTATGTGTCGTCATGGTAGGCGGCACAACAACAGAAATTAGAACAACCGCGCCATCGCAGCGCCCAGCAATTAGCAGAACAGTGCGCAGCACGCGCAACGAGGTGGTTTATGGCATGCCAGCTTAGAATCGACAGAATGATAAATAGCTGTATCGAGCAGTTTGAGTATGACCTCAAGAACTGCCCCGCTCTTGCATGCACTCGTTTGCTAGATGGGTACCTGACAGGACTTTATGAGGCGGGCGCTATTTCGTACGAGAAGCTAAAGCAAACAAATGAACGCACAATGCAGCTGCGTCGTGAAGCAGTTCGTGAATCTCGCAGAAAAAGAGCGGCTTTTGAAAACCCTACTACACTGACTTTACAACACCAAGGCTAGGAGGCCTGCCAATGCTAATACTCTCACGCAACCAAAACGAAGCAATCAACATTGGAGACGACATCAAAGTCGTTATCACTGCAGTAAAAGGCGGCCAAGTGCGCGTAGGAATTCAAGCGCCAAAGCACGTAGGCGTCTACCGCGAAGAGATCTACAAGCGCATTCAGCAACAGAATGCAGCGCCAGCTTCAAACCCTTAAACCTTAACGCTCCCCGCGTAAATTGAGCCTGCACACTGCCAGACACGGTGTGCAGGCGGCGTGATTGTTCGCCTATACGGACATTACTCACCTTGTTAGCGAGTTCCTAGCTCAGCCCGGCATTCACGGCGGGCAGCGCAAGATGATCACAGTAAACAATAAGCCAAGCCCTTCAGCGACATAAGGTGTAGCCGCGCACCTGGCGAAAGAGTGGACGAATGGCTGGCGTAAGCAGCTATACCCGCGCGACGGGTGCAGGGTAAATAATATTCGCGTCATCCAATACCTGCCGACTCGCTGCCGTAAGCAGCGTGCATTAAGTAGGATCAACGCACCGTTAGCAACGGATATCGAAAGCACTGGGTAGCTTCCCACAGGCGGCGATGATCTTACTTAATGCAGAAACGGAAAGCATGGCGCGGCATTTGAATGATGCCGCTCTCTTGGTCCCCGCATTCATGTTGACTATGCGCTAAAGAATGCCTGTATTCGATTCGCCACCGTAAGTGGTGCAAAGTCAGCACAGACTAAAAAGCCAAGGAAACTGAAATATAGTCAACCTTGTAAAAAACTTATAAACGCCACGCATCAGGCTAAAAAATGCCATGTTCCTGCTCATGTAAAAAAGCAGGCTGTATTGGAGTGTGTTGCGATAGTGATTTAAAACTGAAGCTTACAACACATCTTTTGGAGCGTATCGTTATGCCTATATTTCTTCAAGCGCCAGCCCATGACCCAAAAGGCTGCGACGGTAATGGCTGGAATCGAATCGCTATACACGGCGGCGGCATGTGCATGGACGAGTGTGCGCTAAAACCAAAAACATTGGCTGCATTTCTTGATGCGCAGGATACCCGCAAAGTTCGTTATGGCCAATACGGACCATGTCACAGTCGCGGAAATTGCTCGAATTGCAAGGTGATGACTGAAAGTAAAAAATTGAGTTTTTTTGGTGAGGAAATTTTTATTAGGGCTGACGAGAAAGGAAGCCCGTGGATCATGAATCGAAAAGACCGTGGGTGGGAGGAATTTGGGAAGCTGACCACTTGGCAGAGTCTTCTAACAATAGATGGCGTCATTTACTCTCGATTTACGGACGAGTTTAGCAGCGGGGTGGTAGCTACAAGAGTGGCGGAATAATTCTTCTAAATAAAGCACAGCGATCGGCGTGCGCTTAGCGATAAAAGCCATGTTCCTGCTCATGTAAAAAAGCAGGCTGTATTGATAAGCACTAAAGGGGCGTCCAAGCGCGTACAGCAATGTCTGACGCAGGGAGTAGTAAGTCCGGGCTTTAGTGCTTTTCAATGCAGTGAATGCAAAGGCTGATTGGCACGGGATAAGACGCAAACAAAGAGCCAAAAACTTATCTGACATCGACGTTTATGCTGGGATCAGCTCCAGCCACTGCATAACATCCTTACACTAATGGGCCTGTTTAAAAACTGGAAGTGTGCAAGCGGAGTAGCCCATACGACGATCTTGCCCTCGGTAGCACGGGAGAATGCTCAGGCGGTTGTGCCAGAAGTGCTATTAAAACAACCGACTTGCTGCCGTAAGCAGCTACCCATTCAACATACCCGCCATGCCTATGATCCCGTCATCAATGACGGTACCAGGCACAAATCGAGCGGTTTTTTATTATGCGCCAATAGCTCAGCTGGATAGAACGCACCCCTTCTAAGGGTGAGGCCGCAGGTTCAAATCCTGCTTGGCGCACCATACTCAAAACTCACACCAGTCAAGCGCCAGCAGCGCGCTTTTGCTTTGTCACGCCTTTAGGAAATTAATGATGAAAGAATTGAACGACCTGATTATTGCGCGCATGAACAACATGACCGAAAGCGGCGCTATACAGCAGTTGATTGATAAACAGCTTGAAGATTCCGTAAAAGACATACTTAAAAACTCACTGCGCAGCTACAGCGACTTCGGCAAAGCCGTAACGGAGAAGTTGGAAGCATCACTATCTGGCGCAGTAAGCAAGGTGTCATTCCCTGAGTACAGCCACTTCATAAGCGCAGCTGTGGTTGACTGCGTATCAGCACACATGAACGAGCATGTGGTTGCAGGAATCCAAGAACAGATCAAGGAAGTCCTGGAGCCGGTGCCAAAAGAGATTACCGGCGAAAAGTTCCTTTCTGTGCTTGGGCGTTTTTTCGACCACTCCAGCGATGGAGTTGAGTTTGAGGACGGTCCATACATCTTGCCAGAGTGGAGCATGAACAGCGACGAGACAGCTGTTTATATGAAAGTCGAAGACCGGTTCAAAGTCACGTTCTACGACCACAAGAAAAGCGGTAACTGGTACATCGGTTACATCGAAGACGATAGAGAGCGCCACATCACTGCAGACCTTGGCGGCGCGACGCACACCTATGGCGTTATCGGTTACCTGTACAAGCTGTATTGCACTGGCACCATCTTCACCGGCATTGACCGCTGCTGCAGTCATGAAAATATAATTTCTATTCAGTAACAGCATTCAAATTTAGCCCGCTCGGGCTGATACCGCAGAGCGCACCTGCAATTACTTAACGTAATGCCTATTCAACCGGTCCCGCAGCATCGGCGTGCGCTGCTGCCCTAATTTTGAAAACAAGGAGTTTCCCCATGACACACCAAACAGTCGAAGTTGCAGCAAAGAATCGCGCATCGCTCGAAGCGCTGGCAGCACGCCTTGGCCTTGGTAGCCCTATCAAGCTGTATATCTCAAGCAAGTTATGGGTAGCAACGTTCCTGAGCAAAGAAGAACAGGAGCGCGAAGAGACTGAGCGTCACTTGGAAATGCTTGGGTACTGATTAAGGAGGCCATCTTATGCAGTCAATCAATGCATCAGAGATCAGAGTACGCGACCAGGTGCGTGAAGACCTGAATAGCAAGGTCAGCGAGTTTCTAAAGTCAGGCAGCATAACCAAGGTTGGCACCGGCACAGTAAAAACGGAAACGCGACCGCAGTTCAATCACATCATCGCAGTTGCGCCAACCAAGCGCGCAGAGCGCCAGCAAGAAAAAGAAGCCCTGCACGCAGCTATCGCAGAGCTCTCACACATCGAAATCGCAGGCGTAACGTTAATCAGATCAGCCCATGAAGTGTCTGCCCTACTGCGCCAGCGTGGATTCAAATTGCTATCACCGTCAGTCAAGCGAGTTGCCGAAAGCATCGGCATCCATCTAGCCAAGTAAAGAAAGAGGCTTAAATGCAAGCGCCCATTCTAGTCATCGGCAGCGATAAAGAGCGCGCCGATCTGCGCCAGCTCATCGAGCAGCAAACCAAAGAATTTGAAGCAAAGAATGGCCCAGTCATAACACTGGACATTATCCGTAAAGAACAATCTGCGAATTACTGGAAGAAGACTCAGATAAGCGACCGCATGACAACTGGCGCGGATGCTCAGAACGAAATCAATCAAGCAATCATGACGCGCTACGCAACGGCAGAATGTCTGCCAACACTTGCACAAGAGCTCGGCTTACCAAGCGCTGATTCGCTTACCAAGCGTGCCAGCCGCTTAGGTGTGCAGCGAGGCCAGATCAACCACCCAAACGTTGCGCGTGCAGAGCAGCGCATGGAAAAAGTTGAGCAGCTTCTCGAGGCAGGCGAGCCCGTTAAGATCATAGCCAAGAAGCTTGATCTGCCCGAACGCTCAGTACGCTACTACCGACAGCGCTTAGCCGAAATAAACAAAGCAGCTGACTTCTTAGAGCAGCAAATCGACAGCATCGAGGCGCGCTCAAAATGATTAAAGCCATGTGGATTGTTTGCCTGCCATGCGGCAAGCGCTTCCCGATGGTCGGCTCTCCAAAGTCGCATGCCGACGCACTAGCGTGTGCAGTAAAGATATGGCCAGCAGCAACTGTTGAGTAGCCGTCTACGCACCAAGCCCAATAAAGCCACCAAACAAACATTAAAACCAATCGACGCATTAGCGTCAGGAGAAAGTCATGCCTGGAACAAATCAAAACCTGCAGATCGGTCAGCCCCTCGAGGGTGGCTTCTTTGCCGGCTACATAAATAGCAATGGCGCATTGTTTGCAATTGTTGCTGCACCTAAATCACTTGAGATTTCGGGTGTATGGGGTGAACGAGGCGTGCTGATCGAGGGGGCGGATAGCTTTCACGACGGTGCGGCAAATACCGCAGCAATGGCAGCTGCTGGATGCAAGATCGCGACTCAAGCCCAGTCCGATGGCTGGCATATCCCCTCTCGCGATGAGCTTGAACTGCTTTACCGAGCATTCAAGCCGACAGCTGAAGAAAACTACAAGTGGCGCAGCGGCGATAATCCTAGCAGCTCCCCTGCTGGCTATGCGTACACAGAAACAGTGCCGCCGCAAACAGCGGTCGCTGATTTTAAAGATGGCAATGCAGAGTCTTTTAAAGATGCTTGGTATTGGTCGAGCACGCAGTTCTCAGCCATCAGCGCATGGGGTCAGGGTTTCGATGGTGGCGGTCAGTACGACGGCAACAAGAACAACGAGGGCCGTGTTCGCCCCGTCCGCCGGATTCAGATCATTCAGTAATTTATTTATTCAATAATTTTCGCGGGTGATTCCGGAGCCCTGCTGGGCTAGACCAGAAACATGCCGGGCAGTGCCAGCCACCCGCAAACAACTCAGGAGAAGATCAATGCAGGAACAAGTATCAACAAAGATTGGTGATCTCACGATCAGCGCGCCAAAAGCCTTGCTTGTCGAGGCACTGCTGCAGCAAGCTTTCGCCAGCAGTAAAGCGGTGGCAAAAGTTGAACCGGATATTGCGAATGTTCCGGAGATTGGAGATCGATGGATCGGCCAAGGCGGCTACTACGTTGGCGTGATTCGCGGGCGTGACGGACTCCCAAGTCATCATGTAGTTGTTGCCCCGCCAGATAGTGGTGGTGCAGATCTCGAGTGGGGTGGGCGCGGCACTGATATACCAGATGCTCGAAGCGGATGGAATGGCCGAGCAAATACTGTAGCGCTCATCAATTCCAGTGGTCCTCATCCTGCAGCTAAACATGCAGCAGGCTATAGCTGCGAAGGTCATAACGACTATCACCTTGGTAGCCACGCTGAAATGGGTATTGCATGGGCGAATGCGCCTGAGCTATTCGAGAAAGCGTGGTACTGGACCAGTTCGCAGTACTCAGCCAACGGCGCATGGCTTCAGAATTTCGATGATGGCTATCAGAACACCAGCGGCAAGGGCACCGAGGGCCGTGTTCTCCCCGTCCGCTGGATTCCCGTCAAATAATTCAATAATTCATTTATTCCGGTCGTAGGCCGGTGCTTTTGAGGTGCTGTCATGGCTATGCATACGGAACTGCCGATTTATAAAGTAGCCTACGACTTACTTAGTCTTGCGGCAGATATCACGCGAAACATACCGCGCGATCTCAAGGCTGGACTGGGCGCAAAAGTCAGAGATGAGTGCATTGAAGTGCTTGTGCTGGTTGCAAGAGCGAACAGCTCAAGAAGCAAACAGTCTCACTTAGGCGCACTCATTGAGCGCGTTCAGGTCATTGAGTTTTTATTGCGCGTGTTTAAAGACAAACGCTTTATCAGCACTCAACAGCACGCCTCAGCAATCCTCTTGACCACCTCAATTAGCAAACAAGCAACTCGATGGAAAGGGTCGTCCGCGCCCGCTGTATAGCCGTTAAGACGGTTATACCTGTGCGATATGAATCTGGTTGTGCCGCTGACCAATTAGGTCACCGTTAAGCGCATAAGAGAAACCACCAGCCAATGGCTGTTTAAAGGTCTCGCGCAGTTTCCTCGCTAATCGCTAAGCCTTTGGCGGGGTGACGTAGATAGCACGACAAGTCGCAGTACTCAGCCAACAACGCATGGAATCAGAATTTCGATGATGGCAATCAGAACAACAACGACAAGAACAACGAGGGCCGTGTTCGCCCCGTCCGCAGATCCTTCCGCGCCCTTTCCTTTTCACTCACTTCTCCAGGCTTATTACGACTGCAGGAAAAACAAGCGCAACAGCGACAGCGCTTTAGCATTCGAAGTTAGCCTGGAGCAAAACTTAACACAACTTTACGAAGAGCTTATTAGCGGGAAGTATCGCCCCGGCACATCGATTTACTTTGTTGTAACAAGACCAAGACCGAGAGAGGTATGGGCGGCGGGATTTAGAGATCGTGTTGTTCAGCACCTGCTTTACAATCACGTCTCCAAGCGCTTTATCGACAGCTTCATAGCTGACAGCTGTGCATGTATCCCCACTCGAGGAACGCTGTACGCAGTCAATCGGCTGGAGAAGAAGATCCGCAGTCATACGCAAAACTGGAGTCAGTCCAGCTACTACCTGAAAGCTGACTTCGCCAACTTCTTTGTTTCAATCAACAAGAACGTTTTGCTTGGACTGCTTAAAAAGCGGATTCATGAGCCGTTTTGGATGGCGCTAACTGAGCTTATCTTGATGCATGATCCTCGCGTTAATGCCGAGTATCGAGGACCGAGAAAGCTACTCAATCTTGTGCCACTGCATAAGCGACTGGGAGAGCAACCAGCACACCTCGGGCTTCCGATCGGAAACCTGTCTAGTCAGTTTTTCGCCAACGTTTATCTGAATGAGCTTGATCAGTTCGTAAAGCATGAGCTGAGAGCGCGGCATTACATTCGCTATGTTGATGACTTTGTAATCCTGCATGAGTCAGCGCAGCAACTGAACATCTGGCTTGATGAAATCGAGCAGTTTATACCGACTCTTAGCGCCAGCTTAAACCCTAAGAAAACAATCCTTCAGCCGATTGGTCGTGGCGTGGACTTCGTTGGCCAAGTAATAAAGCCGTGGCACCGAACGATCAGGAAGCGTGTTGTAAACGAGGCATGCAAACGGGTTATAGCAGCTGACGATGATGACGTTACGTCTATCGCCAATAGCTACTTCGGCCTAATGCGGCAAGCGACTCACTCGCGCAATGACCGCGCAAAACTGTCCAGAACATTACTTAGACAAGGAAAGGCGGTCGATTTTAAATTTAAAAAAACATATTCATGTAGGTGATGTATGACTGACGACCATCCGATTGAGCCGCAGGACTATTTGTATGGCGTGAAAGTTGTTGATATTGGCGACTTTCGCGTCCAGCGCGGAATGACTCGCAGAAACGCAGATACATGCAAGCATCTAAAAGTTACTTACGACCCAAAAGAGCGACGGGTATTCTGTAATGATTGCGAGAAAGGCGTAGATCCATTTGATGCGTTTATCAATTTAGTTGAACGGTTTGCAGTCGCCGAGGGAAAGATACAAAGAAGCTCGGCAAATCTAAATGCGGCTATAAAAGCAAATATTATCTCAAGGGCTGCAAAAAGCATTGATGAGGCGTGGCGTAGCAAGACTATGGCTCCAGCGTGCCCACACTGTTACGAGGCCCTGCTGCCTGAGGACTTTGCTAATGGAGTAAAGACGAACGTAAGCAAAGAGCTTGCAAGGCGCAAAAGAACAAAAAGGCATGGCAATGAGAGCACCTAAAACAGCAGCAGAGCGCATGCGTGAATACCGCCAGCGTAAGAAGCTGGATGAGCAAAAGCGGCTTGATGCCTTGCTTGCCAAGACCATTAAGCTGCAGTTATTCCACAGCACAAGCGAAGAGCTGGACCGGCTCATGCAAGAGACCTGCATCGGTGAGCCGCAGGACCTGATAACGCGCCTAATCCATGGTGCAAAGCTGCTGAGCGAAGAGCAGAAGCAAGAAATGTTTTCATAATATCTATAGGAGCCGACTGTATGACAGATGAAGTAGCTATGAGCGTGCAGTGCAATCAATGTATGTGGATAGGGAGCGAAGACGACTTGCTGTGGGTCGGCAACGATTGCATTCGACACTGTCCCACATGCAATGCAAGCGATGAAACGCTGATGGATTTACCGGAGGCGGCAAGTTATGACTGATCAAAAATTACTGCCCTGCCCGTTTTGCGGCTCAGTTGCTGAAGTAAAAAGCTCGATGATAGGCGGCGAAGAATACAGCAACGTTTCTTGCACAAAAATGGTATGCCCGGCGAACAACAACATTTCACACCACCAGGCAGTAGCGGTATCTGTAAAAATCTGGAACACACGAAACATTTAATAATCTTCTTAGCGTCACGCGCTCGCGTAACTCTCAAACATTTAAGGTAAAACAATGCAAGCACAAGACTTTTTGCTGGCTGGAATTGGCCATATGCGAAACCGCGCCTCAACTAATGACGAGCCAGAGGGCGAGCGAAGCATGGCAGCAACAATAGCCGCATTTAATGCTGTCACCGGTGACGGCTTAATGAACACTGAGGAGCGTGGTTGGTTGTTTATGCAACTACTCGAAGCCGTGCGCAGCCAGCAGGGTGAGTTTCGAGCAGACAGCTACGAGGACGGCGCCAGCTATGCAGGCCTAGCAGGCGAAGCGGCATATAAAGCACGTAGATCAGTGACAACTGAAGGCAACTGGCAAGAATCTGCAGAGGCGCGTTCGCTCCAAATCATGCAAGACGGAAACGATGGCGCGCCGTATGAGAAATTCATAAAGGGCAGCATCGTTATGTATAAGGGCGATGACTGCAACGGATTCGTAGGCGGCCTGAACTACCCGGTTGATAAAGTCGCAACGCATGAAATGATCAGTAATGGCGTAGTCACACAGCAAGTCGGCGATGTTTTCATTATCGATGAAAGCGGCCAGCCTGCACGATTTTCAGGAAACAATGCCAGAAAGCTATTTTGCATAGCGCCGCGCCCTGGAACGGATAAATAAGAAGCATGCAAACAAAGATAATCTGCCGCAAGACGCGGCGGCCAAACGACCAATGCGCGACTGAAAAGCAGCAGTGCAAACGATGCGGCGCTCTACTAAGCACACCTAAAGTCATTAAAACCAGAGATCACGCATAGAGGTTTTTGCTATGGTAGGTTATAAAACACTTTCCAAGATCGCAGAAGAAACCGGTTACACGGAAAAAGCACTGCGCAATAAAATCCAAACAGGCGTCTGGGAATACGGTGTGCAATGGTGGTACGCACCAGACAGCCGAATAATGGTAAGCATCGAGGCGTACAACTCATGGGTAGAAAGCGGACTAGGTCAGGCGTTGTCGCGGCCAGCGCCAGCTCAATCCAGATCAGCTTTATGTATCGCGGCAGGCAGTGCCGTGAGAGACTTCCGCTTGAGCCCAGCCCCGCTAACTTAAAGCGCGCAGAGCAATTCAAAGCGTCAGTAGAGCTGGCAATCTACAATGGCACCTTTGATTATGCGGTAACGTTTCCAAATTCAAAGTATGCCCAAGCAGTCGGATACTCCACTGGCCAGATACCACTAGAAAAGTATTTGTGGACATGGCTGGCTAGCAAAGAGTCGCAGCTCAAGTCGAGCACCATCGAGGGATACAGCAAGATAGTTAAAGGCGTGCTGATTCCAAAGCTTGGACGCATACCGATTATGCTGCTATCGCGTAAAGACATCCGTACAGCGCTAGAAACAATCGATGCTGGCAATAAGCGACTATCTAACATCCAGTCCTGCCTACGCTCTGCCCTGCATGAAGCCCTAATGGATGAGCTGATTGAGTCAAACCCGATGCACGGCTGGACATACGCAAGAAAAGAAGCGCTTAAAGATGATGACGACATCGATCCGCTCAGCTCTGAAGAGCAGCGATTGATGATCGAGGCAGCAAACCACCCGCAATACGCAAACTTTTTGCAGTTCGCACTGTGGACAGGGCTGCGGACAAGTGAATTGGTAGCTATATGCTGGGGTGATATTGACTGGCAGCGCAATGAAATCAAAATTTCACGCGCAAAAACAAGCGCAGCGTCAGAAGCTGAAGCGCCCAAAACTGTTAGTGGTAATCGTGACGTGCGGATATTAGCGCCAGCAATGGAAGCGTTACTACGCCAAAAGCAATTCACTTACATGCTCGGGCAGCAGATATTTCACGATCCACGTTATGACAAACCGTACACAGGCGACCAGGTGCTACGGAAAAGCTTTTGGATGCCAACAATACGCAAGGCGAAAGTACGGTACCGCAATCCATATCAGACCAGACACACGTATGCGTCAATGATGTTATCAGCTGGTGAGCACCCAATGTGGGTAGCAAAGCAGATGGGTCATAAGGACTGGACGATGATTGCGAGAGTGTACGGGAGATGGATTCCAGCAGACGGAGATACGTCTGGTGAAAAGGCGGTGGAGATGTTTAGCAGTAAAAGCAATGTTGCTGAAAAGCTGCTGAAACCTAAAGCAATCTAAGGTAATTCAAAGCAACTTAGAGCCCTTTCGGGCTGTAAGTCGTTGATTTTACTAGGGTGTGTGGTGGAGCCGGGGGGATTTGAACCCCC